AACCCGTTTTTTTTTGGTTTGGGCCCCAACCTCCCCCCCCCCCCCCCCCCCCCCCCCGCAACAGCTTTTCTGTAATCCGCAATCATTTCTATCTCAGCCGGAGATAAATTCTGCATCGTTGACGGAAGCGGTTCGGTAAACCCCAGTAAATACCGTCCAGAAACGCCCAGAACGTCACACAAGGCCGCCATCTGGACGCAGGAGGCAACCCCCTGCCTCGCCTCCCATCGTTGGATTGAGCGGGCGCTGACGTTGATGCTGTCGGCCAGTTTCCCCTGCGACATTCCAGCGGAAATCCGTGATTGCTTTAGTCTAACCACTTAGCCTCCTAAGTTAGCAGCGCGGTATGAGAGTACCCCACAAATTCCGCAAAAGCGCATTCATCACATAATCATTTAGCTTGCGCTTTCTCTCTGCCGGATTGATGTCCAAAAACCTACCGCCCGTCTCAAAATAAAGAATTATCGTTTAGTCATTCGGGCTAATACCAAGGTCTAAGAACCCGACACATCTGTCGTACTGACCCGACATAGTTGTCGTGTTGACCCGACACATCTGTCGCCTTTTGCAAATATTTATCCCTAAAGGGTTGACAATGATTATAAGTGCAGGTATATTTAACCCATGCGCTGAAGGGCGCTACGCAGCAAACGGCGCGAAGGCGCTAGTGGGGCGACCCGATACTAAAAGCAGACGGGTTGCACGGTAGGCCGAAAAGCCCGCCACCCAGATTCAAATTCGCCCGTCTTGAGGGCAAGTTTTACCGAGTGCAGCGGTAGTCGCCATTTCTCGAAGGGCGATGGCGACAGGGAAAACGTGACGGGGCAGACGACTGAACCGCCCCACTTTTTAAGGAGAGCGAAATGGGCAACATGGACGCAGGACGCTTTGACCACACGCACGGCGATGAGGACTTTGCAACGCCACCCGATGCAAGCGTGGTATTTGAATGCACCAAGGAAATCATTGAGGACGGTCGGTTGCTGGCGACCATCATCCCCGAGGATGACTTTCTCGCCTACGACATCTCGGAAATCATGTGCGCGGTGGACGGGGCTTGCAATGGAAGCGTGCCGCACATTGCCAAGCTGATTCGCGCCTGTTCCGATCTGCAAAAAACCTTGATGGCCCACGCCGCCGATGAGGGCGAAGTGCGGGCCGCTGAACGGGAGGAAGCATGAACACCCCAAGCACACCCCTGCCCTGGCGCATTGCTACGGAAATCGGCCCGTCCGTAATCTCCACCTGTGGCTCGGGCGACTACCTTGACCCGACCAACTACCGCGAAGTTTGCGAGTGCTATCAGGACGGGGAGGCAATTAACGAGGCCAACGTAAAAGATGCGGAGTTTATCTGCCGCGCGGCAAACCACTACGCCGAACTGGTGGATGCGCTGCGCGAGGCCGACACGCCGCAAGGTCGCCAGCTTCTTGCCAAATTGGGCGAAACAGAGGAGGTCACAGCATGAACGTCGATCACGTAATGATTTGCGTCTTGTCGATGGGGTTCGGTGTCTGCGCGATGGATACCGTGAACGACTGGCGCCAAGTGGCGCAGCAAGAGGAAAACCGCAGGATCGTCGCGGTCTGCACCCACAGGGGCGGCGTTGTCCAGGTTGACGCGAACCTGAAACCGATCTGCGCCGCTCAAAATGTTTTGCGGATGGGGGCGATATGACCGCCGCCGAACGAAACCGGCTCAACGAAGCCCTCGACCGTTGGGAGGCGTGCCGCGAAACGCATGAGGACATTATCGTCATCAATCGGGCGTGGTTCACGCCAAAGCGCCCCGTCAGGCCGACTCTGGGGGCGGCATGAAAGACGCTCAAATAGATGATCTCTCCAAAACCCTAGACGGGTGGGCGCGGGAGCTGCAAAGGCTGGCAACGGTACGCAGCAAGGTTCTTGCCAACCCGACAGATTACTCGCCCTTCACCGCCTCGGAAGTGCGCGACCATATCAAATGGACTCTGGGCATGAGCCACGAAACCGAGAGCATGTTGGAGGCTTATGCCGAAATGTTGGAAATGCTCGCAGACCAAAAGGAGGCCGCATGAGCCACTTTGACAGCGCAATGATGGACGAGGATGAACCGGACATGGAGCCAGATCAGGAGGCCGAGAAAGCCTACTGGTTCAACCTGTTCGCCATCGAGCAGCAGGCCGACCTGCCCGAACACCAGCGTGACGGGTACGTCGAAAGGATTATGGAAATTGCCGATCAACGCAGGAAAGAATTAAAGGAGAACGGGAAATGACAACGAAAAAAGTGTATGAAGCAATCGCCTTGGTAACGGCCAACCTTGCAAAAGATGGTATTGGCAAAGACCGCAAGAACGAGGCGCAGGGCTACAAGTTTCGCGGCATTGACGATGTGTACAACGCCCTCGCCCCGTTCCTCGCCAGCGCCAAGCTGTGCATCTTGCCTAACGTGCAGGAGCGGGTTGTCGTTGAGCGTGTGAACGCCAAGGGAACGGTTCTGCTGTATGTCACGGTCAAGGTGGACTTTGCTTTTGTGTCTGCCGAGGACGGGTCAGATCACCACGTCACAACCTACGGCGAGGCGATGGACTCAAGCGACAAGGCCACAAACAAAGCCATGTCCGCAGCATACAAATACGCCGCGATGCAGGCGTTTTGCATCCCCACGGAGGGCGACAACGATGCCGACGCTACAACGCACACGCTGCGCCCCGTAACGGCATCTAAACCCGTCACCAAGGCAACCTTTGACGATTTGCCCGAGGACGAGAAAGTGTTTCTCCGCGACGCGGCTGATTGCGTCATTGAAGTTCTGTCAAGCGGCGACATCCCGGCGGCGAAGTCATACCTTAACGCGCTGAACCTCGACCCCGAGGAAAAGGTCGCCATCTGGAGTTTGTTCGACTCCAAGCAACGCGAAGCACTCTACCCCAAACGAAAGGCAGCATAAATCATGGCAGAAGAAATCCAATTTGTTGACGGCCTCATCGTCAAAGCACCCCACGAAAACGCCCCCTCATTTGTCAAGGCGTCCATCAGCATCAAGGTTGCCGACTTGGGCAACTGGCTGCGGGCGAAGCACAAGGCCGGTGATGAGTGGGTGAATGTGGATGTGAAGGAATCGAAGGGCGGGAAGTGGTACGCCAGCGTGTCCACGTTTAAGCCGAAGGAGCGCCAGGAGGCGAAAGCTGCGTATGAGTCGGACATCCCCTTTTGAGGGAGGAAGTGGAATGAATAATACGCCAACAGTCAAGGAATCCTTGACAGCTCAACTCAGTAACACACCGAGGACGGACAAGTTGTTTTTCCCTCATGGCAGGGATCATACCGCCGCTGCGGAACCTAGCCTACTGGTCTGCATGACGCAATACGAATTGCTTGAGCGTGAGAACGCCACCCTGCGGGACTGGGGTGAGCCGGTGGCGTGGTGCTGGATGGACGAGGAAATAGGTTTTGGTTTGCCGCCCGATGCGGTATCACAAGAAGCAACGCTGCTCTACGCCAAAAAGGAGGAAGGGAAATGAGTGACGGGACTACACACTACGCAGGATGTATTCAAGCTGGGCCGAAGCACTATGAGTGCGCCCTGCAAGAAGTTGGGCGGTTGCGGGGAACGATCATGGACTTGCGGGTAAAGTTGGAAAAGGCGCAATCAGAGTACATCTGCACTTGCGGAATCAGAGTGACACCGCATAAGTGTCCTACAGATAATGACTTTTAGGGAGAAAACGGTGGATGACGCACCCCTGACCGAGATTGGCAAGGACTAAACGTGCTTTTGTCTAAAGCCGATCTTGTCGATCTGACGCACAAGGAACGCTATACTGCCCAGGCGCGGGAGTTGGTGCGGCTATCCATACCCTACCGCACCCGATCCGATGGCAGCTTGATAGTCACCAAGGAACACGCTTATGCGGCCCCGCAAGATAAATCGGCATCTCCCCAAGTGCGTCCACCACCGCCACGGCGGGTATTACCTCGTAAAACAAGGGAAATGGACGCTGCTCGGACATGAGATTGAAGAATCACTCAAGCGGTATGCCGAACTAACCGCCCCGCCCACAAGCGGGCTGGACAGTCTTATAGACGATGCCTTAAATGCCATGTCGCCAAAACTGGCATCAAACACCGTCAAGCAGTATAAATCTGCCGCTGCGAAAATTAAATATATGCTGTCTGACTTCACCGAGCCGCAGCAAATCCTTCCCCGCCATGTTGCACAGCTTAAACTGAGCCTTGCCGCCACGCCGAACATGGCGAATCGGTGTTTGTCGTTCCTGCGCTGCGTTTTCAACTACGCGCTAGAAAACCAACTCATTGACAGCAACCCCGCCACCGGCATCAAGGGGCATCAGGAGCAAACCCGCCGCCGACTGGTGACGATGGACGAATACGCCTCGATTTACGCCGTAGCCCCTCCCCGCCTGCAAGTGACGATGGACTTGTACTTTTACACCGGCCAGCGCGTTGATGATGTGTTGCAAATTAAGATGAATGACCTTCAGGACGAAGGCATTTATTTTGAGCAGGACAAGACCGAGGCGCGGCTAGTGGTCGCCTGGACGCCCGAACTGCGGGCGGTGGTTGCTCGCGCCAAGACGCTCCCCCGTAACCAGTTTGGGCAAACGCTGCTGCAAGGCAAACGGGGTAAGCCGGTCAACTATAAAAGCGTCTATGACCAATGGGTCAGGGCTTGCGAAAAGGCTGGAATCGCGGACACGGACATGCGCGACATACGGGCAATGGCCGCAACGGCGATCCGCTCGCAGGGAGGGAATGCCACCGCCCTGCTTGGTCACAAATCCACAAAAATGACCGAGCGGTATTTGCGCGACAAGACGATTCCGGTGGTGTCCGGCCCAAGTTTCAACGTGGTGAAATTACCTGTCCAAAACTCAGGCAAATAAGTATTAGACAGGTATGGAAATCGCAATAGAAAACAATGCCTTAAATCACACGCCTATGATGGTCCAATATTGCGGAAGGTTGCATTTAACTAACTGATATGGAACAACATATCGACAATGCTGTCCAAAACTAAATCACCGAGGTTTTGCGATGAATTGGACAAGCCGTGGGGGAGTTTTGGTCAATTTCCCCGCCACATCATCGCATCGTAAATCAGGCCGCAATTGGCTATCAGATAGCCGGAAAAAGCCGCGCACATGCCGATCCGGTGTTGAACAAGGAAATACCCCGCAGCAAGGATTGCGTAAATCGCGGAGGTTAGCGCAAGAGGAAGGACAACCCACAGGAAGGTGTTACTCATTTGCTGCCCACGCCCTTAACCTTGTCAAACGTGCGGAGGCCAGCCATGCCGAGCATCCCGAGCAATACCTGCATGGTCAGGTCGGTGTCGATCACCGGGAAACCGTTGTGGTATCCAAACGCAACCTGCGCCACAAACCGCGCTACAGGCTCCAAGATGGCGACATATCCCAAAGACAAGGCACAGACCCACCCAACGCAAGGTCGCCAGCCAGAAACGAATACAGAAGGATTAGACGCCTCGGCTAGATTGACCCCGATCTGCGCTTTGGCGAGGTCAGTTGTGGCCGCAAGCTGAGCAAGTTCCCCGGTCGCCTGCATCTTGGCGAGTTCGAGTGTCGCGGCGGCCTTGGCAGCCGGGTCGGGGAAGAATCGCTCAATGAGGGATTCGGCGGCGCTGAACAGGCCGGATATGACCAAGGGGTTCATGTATTTCCTTACTTCAACGGGGGAATTGATGTATTAAAAACACGCCAGTTTTTCTTAACATTGGTCTTGTTGTCGTGCGGCGCTTTGTTAATTACGCCGCCTGTATGTAAGACTTGCCGTCATAGGTAGTGAAAGCCTGACGGCGCGGGGTGGTGGTGAAGCTGATATGAACCCACCCACCCGTCGAACTCGTCGGGAATTCATTGATACATTTGTCAAACATCAGGCTTGACGCAATCAGCGCGTCCACGATCTCGCTAGGCGTGCCGAATTCGGGACAGGTGAAGTCGCAAGCCTGCCCGAGCATGTGCTGCGAGTTCTTCGCACCACCGACGGCGGTATTGAGTTTAAGTGACCTAAAACCGCTCGAAACGTGGATAGGACGCCCGAGCAGCACCCTGACGCTATCCATGCCCTCGGCGGTCATTTTGAGGGCTTCTATGGCCTCTGGAGAGGGCGTGTTGTCTATGCCCTTTCTCGTCGCGGTTTCAGACCGGATGAATTCGCCGTAGGTGAAGTGATTGGAGATCGCGTCGGTATATTCCATGTTCCTATTCTTCGGCAGTTGTGGATAAGTAACGGGAATTTGCAACAAGTTTCAGCAAACGCTGAAATAGCTAGTTTGGCTGGTCAATTTGTTCATGTATTCGACTGATTCGCGTTTCGTGAACATGTATAAAAGTTGAACAAATGTGTGCATATCGGCAAAACGTGTCTAAATTTGTCAGAAAAATGCACATATTTACTGACATCATTTCGACCAATAATTTAGGCGTTAGGCCGGTTAGCGCCTAAACCGACTCCATCTTGACCATCGGCACGCAAGACAACGCATAAGCCTTGGCGCCAGCCTCCTTCAACGCCAGCGTCAGTCGCGGCTTTTCAGCCTCACAAGCGGCGAGCGAATCGAACGGGATAGCGGTGGTTTCGGGTGTGGAAAAGAAGGCGAAAACGAGCATCAGATACATGGCGGGCGTCCTCAAGTTGAGTACAAAGGCTTTCAATTTGCGTACATCCCAAGATTGGGCGCGATCAGCCCTGAATTGGGCGCTATACCTGAAAAGGCATAAATCCAGGGATAGCTACGAGTAGCGTTTCCGCAGGAAATTGAGGCTGACCTCCATCAGGTCGTATTGCCCGTCCTCGACTTCGTGCTTGAGGAAAATTCCGTGCTTCTGGCTATTTCCTTGGTTTCCGAGATAGTTTTCGGTGTGCTGGTAAAAAGTGCCGCAGAACAGGGCGCGTTGCATGGTCTTTTTATGTATCGCCATGTCTGTGTGCTGAACGTGTCCCATCGTGGCAGACCGCTGTCGTTCTCGTAGCAAAGCTGCTGCGCTCGATACAGGGCGTCCCATGACTCCAGAAGTAAAGTAGTGCGAGTATTCGATTCCATCTATCGTCACCACCTTGAGGAAGTCGTGCATCTCCCATCCGCGCTCCGCGATTCCCAAATCACGAATGTCAAACTTGCCCTCAAATTGCGGATTGTCATTGGCAAGGCGAACGATGCGGATTTCGTGGTTGCCGAGGCAGAACACCAGACGCGGTTTGTATTTCACCTTCGCCGTGCGGTTGTAGTCATCAATGGGCTTCATAAACTTGTCCATTGACGCCTGCCCCGCCTTTACGTCATTAACGTAGCGCCGTCCCTCAAACTCAATCTTGCCCTTGTCGTAGTGGCTCAGACTCGGCAGATCGAACCAATCTCCAATGGCAATAATTACGTCACTTTGCTTGTCTACCGCATAATTACCAGCCCACGTTAAATGATCGTCCTTGACCCCTGGCTTTGCTTGCACGTCGGGGATCACCATGTGCGAGATGCCCAACTTCTCCCTGAGCGCCGGTGTGTATTCACGGCGGCGCGTCGGCCTGACGCCGTGTAGTTGCGCCTTGTCCGTTCTGTGCCGTAGCGTTTCCCGCTTGATGCCGAGGGCTTTTGCCGCCACGACCACATTTCCATACGTTTCAACTGCGTCGATTGCTTGCTGCATTTGATCCTGAGATAAACGAAGCGCGGGCATCAAAAAGCCTTTTCATCGAAGCCGTGTATCTTGCAAATCAGCGCGGCTTTACGGCGGAAGTCGCGGTTGTGTGAGATTTTTCGGGATTCCTCGCCATGCAAATACTGGCGAAGGTGGATCATTTCGTGCGCCATGACACGGATCAGCGTGGACGTATGCCCCACCGTCGCGTCCGAGATCGTTATCAGGCAGGTTTCAGCGCCCTGATGGGAGCCGAACCAGTATTTGTGATGGTTCACCGTGAAGGCCACGGCGTCCGATTCGGGCAGCTTCCAGCCGCTAAAGGGCTGGCTGGTTCTCAGGAAGTCATAGGCTGCGGCCAGCATCTGCGGCGTCAGCCGGAGCGTCATTGCTGCCTCTTTATCCGATCTTCCAACCACTGTTCTGCGATGAATATAATTCGTGACCCCATGTGACCGGCTATTCCGACCCCTGCGAAAACGAGGTAGGTGTTGGCCTCCATGCCGGTCAGCACCCATCCGGCTATCAAGCCTGCTAGACCCGACGTGACCATTTCCCCGACAAATTCCGTGATATTAAAAGCGCGGGTTTTCCCGGTTTTCATCTTGTGGTAGAAACTAACGACACCCCCCGCCATCGCCACGCAAGCCATGACTATCGTGGGGCCGGTGTGCCCTTCCGAAAATGGCGTGTTGATGTAGGGGTCTTTTGCTGGTTGCTGCGTTTCGGCTGGCATGGGCTTCTCAAACAAAAAACCCGCCGAAGCGGGCCTGGGTTAGACCTCGGATCGGATTAACTGTTGATTACGTCCACGATGGGCTGTTCGTGCCGGTTCGCTTCTCGGCAATGCCCCTGCTCTACCAGATCAGTCAGCCAGATCACCGGCTTGATCTGCTCACGCCAAGACCGCGAGGACAGGGATTCACGCGACAAACCGCCCAAGAAGGCGTTGCAAAGGCCGTCTATGCCCCTAACGGTTTCCTTGGCTGCTGCCGCCCCTCCCAACAACTTCAGAGGCCACAGGAGTAGGGCGGCGAGTGCGCCGAACCAGAGCAAGGCGACGAGGAACAACTGCCCCAAAACTTTAAACACGGCCCGCCCGAAGTGCGGCGATCTGCCCGTCAAAGTCCTTGAGTCGCTTGTAAGCCGCACTCGCGGCGTAGAGCTGCGGCTCGGTGTAGCCCTGCGTTGCCGCTTTTGCCACAAAATCCGAGAGGAAGTATTCGCGGGTGACGCGGGGCAGCAACTCCTTGACCTCAAGCGCGGCAATCTTCGCGTCGATTACTGCGTTTCCGCCTGGCGTGAGGTAAGTCACAACCTCCACGTCTGTGTCGGGTAATTGCTCGCCGCTCCACCCCTCTTGAAGATTTGGGGATGTGGCGGTTATTTTCCCCGCGCCGTTACGATGGACGAAAATCATTCGTTTCTCCCTCTTGTATCAAACCATCCAAGTGTTGCTATTCTTACTATGTCCGACGCGCCGGACGCTTCTATCCTGTAACGCACCTGAGCAGATGTATTTGTCCTTTCGATGATTCTGGACGCGGTAATGGCCGGGGCAATGTTGGCAATCGTAATCGCCCCAAGTGGCGCCGCCGTTCTAGACGGAGTTTCATCTGCGGTGGCTAAATCGCTTATGTGCAAAGTAAAGCAATTGCTTACGCCAACGCCTTGCGCGTTCATAATTGCCTGTACATTTATTCCCAGAGGTACCGTGAGGGTTGCTGATATTGCAGTTATGCCGGGGTTTGTAGTATTCACATCAAGAACAGATGCGTCCCATTTAAAGCAGTCGCCGTCTTGAATGAACTTTGTCCACTGCGCTGACCCGTTGGTTTTTCCTGAGCCAATACGCCGGTAAAGCGTGTAATTAGTGGGCAGGGTCGGGGCGCTGGCAGAGGTTGAAAACACGCAGTCAACGACCGACGTATCGACCCGCTGAATCACATAGAAGTGATACCAAGTGCTATTGGCAATGGCGCCGGTATCAAGCCCGCCAGCAGCAGCGCCCAATGCCCAGGCACTTGTGGTCTTGGATGTGGCTGTTAGCGACATGGACGCGGTATTGGTCGAGTCCACGCACTGCCCCGCTGCGATGCTCATGGTCGCGCTTGCGCCTGCGGTGGAAAGGGTAAGGCCAGCAAGGTAGGAGCGGATGATTGTTGTCTGAGTAGTTCCCGTAACCACAGGGCGTCCAGACGCGTCGTAAGTAACCGTTATATTTGACCCCGCTTGAATCAGCGCGGGGAAGCTGTTGTTCGTCGGCGTCAGTAGCCCATAGGATACGGCAGACAGGCCAGCGTCCAGAACGGTCGCCCCGTCCATTACGACCGTGATCGTTGTCAGGGCGGCGTAGGCCGAGACCGATATGCGCCCGTACACCGTGCCAGCCGTGACGGTGAATTTCACCCTGCGGCCAACCGTGAAGGCCGAGGTCTGGTCGCCCGCAAGGGTAAATTGCGAAGCCGAGACATAAGTCGGGGTCAGGCCGGAACTTACCCATTGGTCTATGGTCACAGACGAATCATTGACCCCCGAGATGTTGTCCTCGGTCTTTTTAACCACATCATTAGAATCAGTCCAGACCAGCTTGTAATTCTGCCCCACCGTGAGCCAAATCTGCCCCACGGTAGGCAATCCGAGGCTGTTGAGGACGATAGGGTTACTTTGTGCGGTGAGGCCGTCAGAGGACGTGTACGACGTTTGTAGGGTACTACTTCCGGCGGCATAGGTGTATATTTTATAGCCGCTTGCCGGTGCGCCAGTGGCGTCTACGAACTGGCTATTGCCCCAAGGACTGAACTTAACGGCCATGTACTGCTCCAATTGAAAAAGCCGCACAGGGCGGCGTTATTTGGGAGAAAACGATGAAAACCGTTTTATTGTTTGTTCTGCTTTTGACGGGCTGCGCCAATGGTTCGGCGCTGGTAACGGGCAAAACCCGCCCTGCGACTGACCCCGCAAGTGTTCAGCTTCTGACCGAGGCTCCCCCTCGGTATGAGTCCATCGGCATCGTTACGGCAGAGGGTTTCGCCTCATTCACCCGCCAGCAGACTCAGGATTTCGCCTTGATTGAACTCAAGGAACAGGCCGCGAAAATTGGCGCAAATGCCGTCATTCTCAAAAACATGAATGACAACAACGTGACGAATTTCAGCTACAGCCGTTTTGGCGGGCTAAGTTCAAGCAACGCCACCAGAATCCAAATGCAGGGCGAAGCGGTGTTTGTGCCGTGATCGACCCCATTTTTCTTGGGTGGTTAGCGGCGCTTGTCATCATTGCGGCTTTCAGCGCGTGGCGAGGCAAGAAGTAACCCAGGCCCAAGCAACGAACTGAGCGGCAGGGATTCGGACGCCCTTGGCCGCATTACCGCCCCGGCAACATCCAGAGCATTCCCCGCCCCGATCTGCATAGACCAGTTCTGCGCGGGTTTCTGCAATCCCGCTTCCGCGAACGGAATGCGACTAACCAACTTGCTTGACCCTATTTTGTCCAGCAAATTAAGCAGCATCCCGCCACCGGCTCCAGCCGTATTGGAATTGTTCACCGCCGAGCCTTTGGGCTGCACCATTTCGTAAGCGGAAACGCGCCCCAAGGCTTTGAGTTTTGCAATCTCGTCCTTGTCGAAAAAGAGCCGCAATTTTCCCTCTAACGCATCAAGGGCGGCGTTGTAGCCTGACTGGGAGAAGTTCCCAACCTCGTCTTTTACGCCCTTTCCTAACGCCGCCTCTTTCAAATACCCCACCACGTTTTCCTTGACCGCTTGGCGGGCCTCGGGGTTTTTGTTGATGTCAAACATCAACTTTTCGACGTTGGCATTCGCCCCTTTATTGGAACTCGACAAAATAAAGTCTTGCACGAATCGGTCGGGGTTGGGGTTGTCAAGCGCCGCAGCAATGCCAGGGGCCGACTCTTGCCATGTGAAACGCTCTCTGCTGACTTTTCTGGCGGCGTCAAACGCAGTCATAGCGTCCGCGCTTGCACCGCCCGCAGTCGCTTGTGGCTGCGTTCTTTCAATTGCATCGCGCACTTGTTTTATGGCCGCCACGGCATTACCGCCATCTTCAGACCTTGCCGCGCTCCGTGATGCCGTTGCGAGAGTAGATTTCAGGTTGTCTATCACGTCAACATTGAACGGGTATGGCCGCTTTGTTCCGTCCAGCATTGCGGCCTCCCCCGTGCGGATTTCCTCAAGCAAAACCTTAATTTTTTCCGGTAAAAATGCGCCTTTATTTGACTTGCCCAAACTGTTGTACGCATCCCGAATAAACGCTTCACGGTCAAGGTCAAGGGAGCGACCAGAAGAATCCCGCGCTCGGTTGTAGAGTGCCTGTTCTGCCGCTTTCATTTGGGCATCTTGAGCCGCAATAGAGTCAACGGCCCTGCTTCCCGCCGCGCTGCCTTTGGCGTTTGCCGTTGCGCCGCCAAGGTCGTTCAGGTTTTCAATAAATACTTTGTTGTTGGCGTTCTGGTTGCGGGCGAGCGTTTGCAGGTTCGGGTCTTGGCTATTCGCGCCCAACTTGGCAAGGTTGCGCTCTTGCGTGATCTGTACAGGGTCAAGTGTCACGGATCCGCGTGTCGGGGTGGCTCCCACCGCGCCATAATCGGCAATCTTGCGGATCACATCGGCGTTTAACGCCTTGCCAGAGTCCAGCGACTTTTTGACCTCATGCGCTAACTCTGCCCTGACCATGCCGGGAATGTTCTCTGCGCTGATGCCGTTTTGCTCAAGGATTTGGTTCAGCGTGACGTTGATTTGTGTCATGTTTTGTTTGGGCGTTAAAAGCGTGCCGATTGCGTTGGCGATGCCGTCATAAGCCTTTATGCCAAGGGCGGTCAGGCCAGCAGCACCCAAACCGCCAACCAAAGACGCGCCAAACTGCTCCAGCGGCCCGCCGCCGGCCTCCCGTACCGCGCCACCCGCCGCACCCGATCCCGCCGAGGAGGCAACCTGAACGCCAGGATTCGCCGCCATCGCCGAGGCGACTTTAGCCGTAACGGGGGAGACAACCGTGCTGGCAACCTTGCCCGCCGCCCCTGCCATTCCACCCGCCCCTGCCATTGTGCGGGCAACATCAGCCACCACGCGCTCGTTTGAGCCTTGCGGACTTGGCAGGCCGATGGCATCAGCCGCCGAGGTTGCAATCTCCCGCGCTGATTTCATTTTGGGCAGACCAATGGCCTCAAGCCCGATGCGGATAGGCTCAGACCCAATGCCCACCACATCAGCCAGCCCCTCCGCGCCGTAACGGGCGGCTAATCCAACCTGACGCGGGATTTCGCGCAAGGCATTGCCAGCAGTCACGGCGGCGGGCGGCTCTTGTTTGATGCGCGGGAGGATGTCGTTTTCAATTGCGAACTGAATTCGCTCCGGCGTGTAATCGTCGGGGAAATTGACTTTGCCGACACCCTCAATGTTGACTTGAGGCATTACCGCTTCCCGCCATAGTTGAATGACCCGTCAGGGTTTGCCGTCAAAACGCCAACTGGCGCATTGCGAATCTTCCCACTTGACGCCTGCTTAATAACCCGCTCTGGAACGGGCATACCCAACTTTGCAGAAATGATGCGGTCAATGTTCGCAAGTTTCGTGGCGCGTGCATCGGCGTTATCAAGTCTGGTCGGAATCATTGCCATCAGCAAATCTTGGTCTTTGTCAGTGAACGTGCCCTCGCCAGCAGCCCTAAATATGCTCTTGAGTATCGGGGCCATTGCTGCAACGCCACCTTCCGCAATCTGTTGCGCGCTAGTTGAAGCGGGGATGCGACCAGCAAGCGGGCCTGTATCAGTGCCGTCAAGCCCGTCCAGAAGCCCATCTCGCGCAGTTGCGTAAGCCTGAAGAATCTTTTTGGCCTCGACTGCCTTGTCGCTGATCTTCGTGTCGTGCGGGCCGCCTGGGATGGCCTCCAGATTGCCATCGGGCAATTGACGATAACCCTGCGGTATTTTCCCGCTGGCAGCCGCTTCCCGCGTGGCCTGCGTGAGTTCGCGGGTGCGGGCGTCGGTCATGTTCTGTCCGCGAATCGTTGCGCCAACAGTCGCGGTATTGTTCGCCCTTGAGGTGATATTACTGGCGATGCTGTCGGGGGTTTGAGTCTTGGCTGTGCCGCTCAATACGGACGGAGCGCCGCCAAGGCCAGGAACGGAGACAATGTTGCTCATCCCGCCAACGTCTTGAATGTGGATGTTTGGCTTGTTCAATTCAATAAACTTGGTCATGCCAAGCGCGTTTTTCTGCTTCCACTCGGCAAATCCGGCGGGGTCGGTCGGGATGCGCCCTATTGCCTCTTGCGGCGAACCGGCACGCTGCGCCAACTGGCTAAGGTGTGGGTTGTTATATGCAGCCAGAACCCATTGCGCCGCGTCTGCGGGCGTGTTGATGTTGGCGAGGTCGTTGCGGTGAATGTCCATCGCCTTGACCGTGGTTTCAATGCCAAGTTTGCCCGTTTCGGCCTTTGTTTTTTCGATCTCGCCTTGCGTTTTTGTGCGGTCAAGGTTGAACTTATCCAAGGCTTGCAATTGCTTGTAGTTCCCGCCGCCTTGCAATAAGGAGCGCAGCTTTACAGGGTCGCCTCCCGACTGTTGATAGGCAGAGCGCACCGCTTGTTCATCGTCCAGCCCCTGCTGCGCATGGCGCATCTGCAAGTCTTGCAGACCTTGAGCGCCCATCAGCGACTTGAGTTTGAGCGCGTCACCGTATTGGTCAAGCGGGCCTGAAACCTGCGCCTGCGGCTTTATCAGCGAGTAGATGCTTGCGTCAGCGGCCATAATTAAAAGTTCTGCCCATAGTCGCCACCGTTAAAGGAAAGATAAGAGGACGGGCTAACGTAGCCAGAGGAGTTTGTATTTCTGTTTTGAGCGGCGAGAATCTTATCCAGCGTGTTCTGCTGCTGGAAGTTGCCGACAATGTTCTGCAAGCCGCCCTGCCACGCATTGCCACGCGCAATTGAGGCCGCGCCGTTGGCGTTACCTTGTGCGCTTAACAGTCCGCTAATGTTTCCAGCCGAGGTTGCGCCAGCGTTGGCGCTGGTGTTGACCGCCGTTTGCCCCGTTCCTGAAATACCCGCCAGCCGGTTGTAAATGTTGTTCTGGTCGCCAAGGAAGCGGTTGCGCGAAGCGTCGGCCTGACTGTTGGTGTAGTCCGTGCCAAAGCGGGTGAGTTGCTTTAACACCGCGCCGTTATCCCGCCCGCCATTCGCTGCCGCCTTGGCGTTGATGCCCCGCGTGCCAAGGTCAAGGCCGGATTGATAGCCCAACTGCGTTACGGGGTCGGCGTTGAAGTCGGCAATGCCGAATTTGTTATTGAGCGAGCCAAACCCTGCGGCAGAGGTGTCATCGCCCAAACCCATCAAAGAGCGAAGGCGCGTGTTGGCTGCCGTCCCGCTTGCCAAGAACGGCGCATTATCGGCGCGGGTCTGGTCGTACTGGCGGCGCTGTTCAGCAATTGCCAGTTCGGACATTGCGTTTTGTGCGCCCTGCGCCCCGTTTGCGCCATTTGATTGCATTGAAGCGGAGAGGAGACTGCCCCCTACAGATATAGCTGGTCCAATCCACGGCATAGTCAGTCCTTCCTGATAAGCACTTCATCCACTAACTTTGCGTCTGTCACGGTTGTGGCGTGAATACAGAACCAGTCAATGTCGGTAAGTGCGGTAATTTTGTGGCGTTTCCCCGCCCTGATTTCGATGATGGTCGGCGCTAAAAACGTCTTTACCTCGCCGTCCAGCTCAACAAGCGCAGACCCCGCCCCCAACAGGCTGAAATGGTCGTAATTGTGTTCGTGCGTTTCAACGTAATAGCCCGCGTTCAGGCTCATCTGTTTGATATAAACGCCGGAAGAAAAATGGTGCTTTGTGTCAAATTCCATCAGTTCTGCACCACAAGAATTCGATAAATTTGGCTGGCAGGGTCAACCGCCGCAAGGGAGAAGTTCTTGGCATACACCGTCACCGTGTCCCTTGCCGTCACCACGCCGGTGAATATCATTCCGCTTACATCCGCTGTCGGTGTAACCATCACCAAGTCACCCGCCCTTGCCCCGTCCACCGTTGCGGTCAGGCTCGATTGACCACCCGCTGCGGTGTTGGCAAAGTCCAGCGTGATCGTCACATTGAAGGTCTTGACCACGCCCGCGATGGCGAGAAACACTTGCTGAAACCAGTTTGACCAAGGGGTCGGAATCGTTGCCGCGTTGTTTGGCGTAACCGGCCAGTCCGAGTTAAGGGGCGCGGAGTTGTTCATTTTTCGATGGACGCGCCGGTAATTGCCACCTTCACAGGGTCGGTGATGCGTAGCTTGAACGTCCAATCATTACCCACCCCCAAACGCCGCCAGATCACGCGGGTGAGGTATTTGCCGATTGCGCCGATGTTCGTCCACAACTCATTGCCCCACGTCCTGCCGTTGTCCTTGCTGATTTGCAGCATGGCTTTGGGAGTGGAACCCTGCCCCGACACCAACCCGACGCCCGTTTCAAAATCAACCTGCAAGCGCGAAATCGTCATCGGGCTGTAGTCCTTGAAAACGTGGCGCGTGATGATTTCGCGGGGAATGCTTGTGCCGTTGTCGGTATAAACATCGGAATCGAGCTCGTACACGCTGCCGTTGCTGTAGTCGGTGACAAGCGGCTTATTGAGGTAATCCACATGAATCTCGGCAACGTGCCGCCCGCCAGACAGCCCCGACTCCAACTGCGTCCACATCCCCGACTTGGCGTCAAACAACCACGATTTACTCGCCGAGGGAAAACTGATCTGATAGAACGGATGCCCATTCATCAGGTAGGACAGTCCGGTCGCATCCGAGACGGTCGCATAGTCGTTGATGATGGTTTCCATGTCAGGATTGCTGACGGGAACGGGCGTATAGCCCTGCAACCGCATCACCTGAACCTGACCCATGCGGTTCTTGAACAGCCCGCAAAGGCTGTCGTTGTACTTAACGAGCGACCACCTAGCCGCCAGCCCGTATTCCATCGTTGCGCCACGCACGTTTGAGTACGGGAAGTCCTGTGCGCCGGTATTGCCCCAGAACTCCGTCGTCACTTCGCCGAGCAGCACAATCTCGCCGTGGTCGGCCATCACCCGCAGTGTGTTGTCGGGGTTTGATTCGGCGTTGGCAAAGTCCAGGGCGCTCCATGTCAACCCATCATCCAGGGCTGACAACTGAAACCGCCCCGAATTGACAAAGCAGCAAATGAAATACCCGTCCTGAAACGTGACGCTAACGGGGTTGGAAAACAGCCCCGAGGCCACCGCCGCCGACAACGTGGTTGTGGCGATGGTGTAGATGTACAGGTTTGACCCGTCCACAATCGCAATCTGTGTGCCGTTGTAGGCCATATCGACGCGGCCTGACGTTGTGCCTATCGTGCCCCGAGAAGTCTTAACCCCTGCGTTATCTACCTGCCAGAAGGTTCCACGGTGAACGTAATAGACATAGTCGCCTATCGCTATCCCGCCACGGCAAGGCGTGTCGCCAAAGGAAAATCGTAAGGTCGTTCCCGCCGTGCCGTAAAAGGCGATGGGCGTTTTGTCCGGCGTTGCCGTGGTTTCGGCGTAAATGTTCAAATGTTTCTGTGCGCTGACCGTTCTGGATTTTCCCTCTTGACCGAGGCCAAACAGCGGGATAATCATCCGATGTAGACGTTGCCTGATTTGCGCTTGGTCAAGTAACCCACTTCGGACATCAAGACAGGCGCGGGAGCGTTCACACGCTTGACGCTGGCCGTCGCTTTTAAGGCAATGCCTATCACACGCGGGTCAACCTCCACGCCAAACTCGGGGCCAAACTCCACCGCGAGGGCATAGGTAATCGCACGCTCATAGCCTGGGGGCAGACTCAAGGTGCTGGTCAGGTCGGTAAAGGCCGCTAACTGCTTCCACGATTTGATGTAAGCCACCGCCGCCGAGGTGGTCGGGACGGGGTAGAAGTTCAGACTGACGAGCGGGTATTGCATGTCAGGAAAGACATAAAAGGGCATGGGGCTGGATATGGTCTTGACCGTGATGCCTGACCACGCCGATTCGTCTATGACCTCTATGGGCGTGCTGATGCCGTTATAGAGCAGGTAGCAGGTGTTCTCGATGCGGGTGGGTCTGGTGGTGTTTAACGCCCCGCCGGCTCCCATTGTGTAGGTCTGTGTGCCAGCGGCCAAGGTGAGGGCTTCGGACACGATGTAATAGACGTAAAGCCTGTCGATGCTCCACGAATCGAGCATGGAATTGAGCGCCACAAGCCCATCTTGC